TGAAGGTCCGCAGTCTCATAAGGAACAATCAAGTTCTCTGCAGGAACAAACTTAGACACCGCTCGTTCAATGGTCTCGTCGTAATAGGTTTTCTTAAACGTAGAACCCGCCAACGGCAAGAAGAATAACATCTGATCCATGTCAGGTGTGTACTCGTCCATCTCGTTAGTGATGTAGTAATTCATAAACTGCTTTACGCGCTGCGCTTGCTGCTCTTTAGCAGACGTACTCTTGCCCATCACTACCGTGCGGACAGGACCCGAAGGCGGTAGTAATTCATTAAAGGCTTGCGCTTGGAATTGTGTGGCCGCTTCCGCCAGCAAAGGATGAGTTACACCCGAGGCTCCACGAAAAGGCTGTGTACGTTCTTCGTAGTTAAAGCCCAATAGCTCTAACCCACTTGAATAAGCTTCTTCCCAATCTTGGCGACTGGCTTTGTTGGCATCAAACTCACCTAACAACTCTGACGAAATACGTTGAAGCTCGCGCTCTGGCATTTCTTCCGCGAGGTTAGCATCAAACTCTTGGGCGCTGCCCCGCTGATCCATGGGATCAAAGTCGATCAATACCCCACCGTCATCTTCTGAGGTGATCTCAATTTCTCCGACACCCTCGGCATTGATCATGGCCATCACATCATTGCCCGAACTATCGGGAATAGACAATTCAAGCTCTGCAGCCATGTCGTCCATATCCATTTGAGATGGGACATTTCTATCCATCAAGCCCGCATTTGTTGTACCGTTTGCCATAACCACCCCTAATTCAATAATACACCCGCACTTTAGCAGAGTTTGCCTCTTCTTCCCAGTCATCCGATGGTAACTGCACAAAATTGCCCTGACGATAGCGCATCAACGCCTGAGTCATGCTGTCCACCAAGTCATCAAACTCTCCGTTAGGAAACGCTGCCACCTCCTCAACCAACTCGTCCGCCCACGTCTCGTCAGGAACCCACACCATCCCCGCCTCAAACAAAGGTGACACACTGTGCACCCTCGTTATTTTGTCATTGCCACGACTCGGCGTAAAGTTAACCACGGGAATGCCCTGCGCACGAAGCTCCTGAGTCAACGGCGTACCACTAGCTTTGGCCTCGATAATCACCGTGTCAGGCTCCCAAAATTTATACAAATCTAACGCCACCTGCTTCAACTCAGGAAAATCCCAACGCCCCTTCTTGCTATCTAACAAAATTAAATTGGGACCACTACCACCCTCATTCGGATAAAACACCCCCCACGTCGTAATGGCCGAATAATCCGCCGTCTGCTTCTTAGAAAACGCCGTATCATAACTTTGGATCACATACTCCAACTGAGGCACCGCTGGCTTTTCCCACAACTTCCACCACTCGCGCTTAATAATCGCGTTCTCTTCGCCCGTCGGATTCTGCTGATACTGCGCATTCCACTTGCTCGGAGGGATCGATG